CATTGCCGAGCGCTACAAGCCCTGCCATGACCTTGTTAATGCCCCTTAGAATTGGTGTGAACAGATTGATAAGTCCTTGACCAAACGCCGCCTTGAATGATTCCCACTGGTTTGTGAGTATTCTGGTTTGGTTCGCCCATGAGTTGGAAGTTCTGGCAAAGTCGCCTTGTTGGTCTGATGTAACAGAAAGCAGATATTGATACCTGAGCTGTGACTGAGAAGCCTGATCCATTGCCTGATAGGAAGCTGTTATGCCTCTACTCATAGCGAAAGCTTCAAGGTTGGCAACGCTCATGTTAATGCCGAGCTGTTTTAGCGGTTCGGTTTCTCCTGATATTCCAGAACGTATTTTCTGAAATGCTGTATCGTGGTCAAGATTGTAGAACGATGCCATGTCACCGGCAAGTCCTACTAAATCAGTTGACATTTGCGAGATTGCTGAACCGGTTATGCCGGATGATTTAAGCATTGCGCCCATAGTTCCGACATACTGTTTAGCGTTTAGTTCTGACAGTCCGTAAGCCGTTGAAGCATCTATTGCCCATTGATTGATAGAAGCGCTCATTTGTCCAAAAGTAACATCAACAACGTTTTGTACTTCTGAGATCGCTGAGCCAAGTTGTATAGAAGATTTAGCAAAACCGTAAGCGGCACGAGCGCCAAGGGCAAGCCCAGCGGCAAGCCCTATTTTACCAAACATTGAAGTCCAGCCTTTACTGGCACTCTTAATCTGACCAGAAACAGGCTTATCGTTTAATTTAACGTCTAAATAGACTGTTCCTACATTGTCAGCCATTGTCATTTCCCCTTTAGCGATTGGAACATTTTAGTCCACGCTTGTTTCTGTTTGTTTCCTATTCGTTCGTCAGACTGCTGTTTAGCAATCCATTCATTCCTGATTTTCCTAACCTCATAAGGCCATGACTTGATTACCTTGCGGTCTTTTTCTGATCGTATTCCTACAAGCCTGCCTATTGGTGTTTCGCCGCTTAAGCCTTGAAATAGATGACAGTATTCTTCCCATGTGATATCTTCATTGTCTAATCTAATACCGTATTGTTCAGCAAATGACGCAACTATTAAAGGCCAGTCGTCTTTTAAGTCATAGTAAGGCGTTGAGACAATGTCAGTCTCGAAACATGCGCTTTTCTGCTACCTCGTAGTCGATACCCTCGATAGCGGCACGTATAGCGATTCCCAGAGAAGTAAGAGCAGGAATAGGCAAATCCAATTCCTCGATCTCTTTAGCGGCTTTCTCACCTAAAACAAACTTAATCATGATATTCGCTTCATCGCCCTCTTTAGCTTTTGATATCGCTATTTGAGCTTTGTCTATCGTCGATTTTCTATTGTCAACAACATAAATCTTATCCCCTATTCTGATTTCCGGTTTATCAGTTAAAAGTTTACCATCTATTGTGTATAATTTAGCCATATTCCCTCCTTAAAAAGAAAAGCCCCCACATCAGTGAGGGCAGGTGTTATGCAACGGTCGGTTTACCGCTTACGTGGACTTCGAACTCGATAACATCAACGTCCTCAGCAGCACCAAGACCGCCGGTTACAGATATAACGCATGCCCCAGAGACAACAGAAGCATCTGCAAGTGTTAGCTGAAAGTTGGAATTTGCATCAGCGCAAACAGCAAACATCTTGCTTCTAATGTAGTCGTTGCCGGTATCGCCGTCAGTGACCTTAGCTGTGCCGGTAAAAGTTATCTTCTTAGCCGTAAGCAGTGAAGAGCTGAACCCCTCACCGTCCATCGAAAACCAATCCTGAACAGTGCCGTCAATCGACATTTCCAAAGATTCAAGGTTCGCAATTGTGGCAAGTGCCGGTGTAGTTCCGGTCAAATCAGTGTCGATTTTGAAATCATTTGCCCATACGCAATTCGCCATTATTAATCCTCCTCAATTATTCTAAACAGTACCAGATATTCCCAGATGAGTTTATCCGTTCTGCCTAAGCAAGTCGGTTGTCGTTCCAAAGTGAAGATACATGACTTGCCGTTTATTGTTTCCGTTTTGTTGTCGAACAGTGCCGCAAGCTCTTTGGCTTTGGCTTCTGCCGTTCCTATGTTTGTTGACCAATGGACAATCGCCTTATAGTAGCGTAGTTCGTGGTCAGACAGACTTGATAGTGATTGAGATTTATCGCCTGTGTCTCTTAAATATACGCCTATATTCTCAGGATTGTTCATGTCCGTAAACTGCGGATAGATAGTGCCTGTTATTTTAGTGGCTATCCAATCTCGCAAGTCCTTTATTGAAATCATTTAGCCATAAACCTCCTAAACGCTCTTTTGCACCAATTCTTTTGACTTCCGTTTATCCAAGGCTCTAACCATTCCGAACGTGCGTTTGCGTTCTTTGATGTCTGGAACGTATGTCCCTCTGGATTCCAGTATATTTTTGGTGCGTATTCGGTCGAGTAGTTTAGCCTAAACCCATTAGACAATTCAGAAACCCAGTTAGTATTCTGTGTTGCGCCTGTATCAAAAGGTGTTACTTCTGCGTTCTGAACTTCTGTTTTAAGCGCATAGGCGGTCTGTTGTAATGCCTTGCGCTGTCGAGCGTCTAACTTCCTTAGCGTTGGTGTGTTAGCGACAAATTTAGCCATTACCTCACCCCAAATACAATTTAGTGTGGTGGACGGTTCCGTCTGGATTGCGTGGCTTATCAGCAGACATTACCTGCCAAGTTTCGCCTGCAATGCTGACTGTTCCTGTTCGTATTCGTACACCGTCGGCAATATCGCCGTTCATGTAGATTACGCCGGAACATTTAACCTCGATTCCATCGTCATTGACAACATGAGATGCCTTTTCGACGTATCGGCATTTGCCACTAAATGAAACCTCAGTAGGTGTACCGTAGATATCAAAGCTCCCTTGTAACTTGCCTGTAACATCAGTTGACAGCACAAAGTCAGGAATAGGGGCAAGCTTCATAGGCTCACCCCCGTATACATAAATCCAGTTGCACGTATTAGTGATATTGCTGTTTGGTTGACAGGATATCCATTTATGATGATCTGACCTGTGTCAGTGCTAAGACTTAAATCACCAAGAGAGAAGCCGGTAAAACCGCTTCCGTCATATCCCACGATTCCATCAGCAATCAGACAACAGGCTCTTGCGAGCTTTTCGTCCTGGAATTCCGTCGTGTCCTTGATTTTGTAGAACGTGATTGCGTCGATGATTTCGCTTGCGGTTTCAAGGTCTGGTGTTCCTGTGCCGCCGTATGTGTCTGTGTAGTATTCAAGTGTTGCGTACATTTTCCCACCTCATAACCGTTCTTGCTAAACCATTCTAACAGCCACTTGTCCTCAGTTTTGCCTACGCCATTTTCAAACTGAACACCTGCTGTAACGCCGTTATAGTCCTTTACCTTAGATTTAACTTGCACTTACAACCACCTCAACATCTGTGCGTGTGAGATAGTCAAAGGCTTGCAGGACGTCGCCGCCCTGCACCTCTGTATAACCTTTGCCATCAAAATACGCCAAGAGATTAGCGTCGTTATAAGCGACTGCCGCCACGCCGTTGATAAAGTCAGCGCCATATTCGGTGTTGTGCGCTTCGTTAGGTGCGTAGATTCTTGGCATTATTATTCACCTCAGATTGCGATCTTTCTAAATGCGCCGGCGGCTCTTGTTGCCTTAAGCGCCATTGCGGATACCATTTCGACTGCGCCATACTGTACAGAAGCGGCATCAGTGAAGTCAGGCAGATAAACGTCTACAAGGTCATTGCCCAAAGGTGAAACACCGTGTACACCGTCCATACCGATTCTTGCGGCATAGATTGAAGTCTCGCCTGCGGTCGTCGGGATTATAGGATTAGCAGTGCCGGGCTTGTCGCCTACTGTGACAAACGGAATGCCTGAGTAGTTGGTTACTTTCTGTCCGAACTGGTTGATGTCGGTTGTGAAAGAGTTGGAGCGTCTTGCGATGCCGTTCATGATTGCCATCAAGTTACGATTGACGAGCAGCATTGATGGTGAACCGTCGAGAGTAGCAAGCCACTTGTCGAGTTCGTCCATGAATGTTTTGAAGTTAGCGTCAATGTTTGCCGATGTTGACAGGTCAATAGCGGCTACTGTGTTAGCTTCGGTTGAAGACCCTGTGATAGCCTTGTTCAGACCGTCGAATGCGTTAGCGTCTACGCCTGAATCGCCGTTGATGAATAGGTCAGCCCACAGGGCTTTGACAGCCTGTGTTTTCTGCTCAATCTGGAAAGCCTGTTGGTCAAGGAAACCCTGCTGGTATTTCTGGATTACTCTGTCAATACCAAACTTGCCACCGAGCACCTTAAGGTTAACGGTATACTGTGTTACTTTGGCTTCCTGAGCGTCGTAGTCGGCGTTTATTGCACGAGTCGCGGCAGTAGGTAGTGTAGTGACACGGTTGTAAGAATAAGCCAGCGTTGAGCCAATGGGCGCAACAGCGTTATCAAACACCATCATGTCAAGGATAGGGTCTTTTCTGAATTCGTCAATAACTGACTGGACTAGTTTGTCCTGAGTGAATTTTGCGGCGTCTGCCAGTGTAATAGCCATGTGTTATCCTCCTAATTTCATGCGTTCAGCGATTGCTGATCTGATTGTTGGTTTTTCTGGTTTTGATGCGTCCGGTTTAGCTTCGCCCACCTTAAACGCTTTCTTATCTTCTTGCTTCCACTCTGGATAAGAAGACATGACCTTTTCGATAGCTTTCTTTGTCGCTTCTGCGTCCGGTTCGTCCGGCAAGTCAGCAAGTTTCAAAATGCTGTCTATTCTGTCAGTTCGTGCGCCAAATTCTAATGCCGCAATTTTAGCTTCTGTTTCAACAACACGCCTATTTGCGGTTTTAACCTTTGTTTCCATTTCCTTGACAACTATAGCAGGATCGTTCTTCTTCTGTTCTTCCTTGTAGACGTTGAGCGCTTTTTCCGCTTGCTCCTGTGACAAGCCCTGCTGTTCAAAATAAGATTTGAGCGCTGAGTTTTGCGCACGTTGTGAGCGTTCAGATGCTATCCGGTCAATCTCGCTTAGCTGTTCAGGTGTGAATTTTACCTCATCGGTTTTTGCCTTTTCGGTAGTTTCCCCACCATCAGAAACGCCGCTCCCCTGACCATCGGGAACGGCTTCATCAGCTAAAAGTTGCAGATTTACTGTTCTTAGTTTCTTGTTCATAAATACCTCCGTTTAATGACCGTCGTCAATTCCGTTTTAAGGCCGTCGCCTATTATTATTATACCATAAATAAAAATTTACCGTTTATGGCACTTGCCATCTTGATAACAAGCGCATTCGTCTAACAGGCAGTCGGCAAAATACCTTATTGTTGATTTGGTTGTGTCGTTTGTTGTAAGCACATAGTTGTCACCGTCTTGTGCTTCATGCTCCATTACTTTTGGTTTATGAATGCGTTTGTTGACTACCTCGTTGATCAGATAAGGACATTTCATCTCACTACCTCTCTCGCCCATTGGCGCTTAAACTCTGGATTAGCCTTGATGTGCTCTCTAAGTCGCTTGTTGTATGATTTGACAAGTAGTCTTGCCTTGGCTTGCTTGTCCGGTTCAGAAAGTCCGGCTTCTTGTCTTAACCAATAGCGTTTCTGTCGCTCTAAGTACCGTTGTTGTTGTTCCGCTTCGTATCTTGCTTGCACTTCTTCTTTACTCTTTGGTTTTGGCTTACTTGAAATATCTTCAAAATACGGACTGCCCGGAACGTGTCTGCAATTCGGATGGAATAATCCCTCTGATATTGCTGTTGACAAAAGCGGATAATCGCCCTCTGCTGATGTTCCATGAGCGTACACATCATCTATTAACACTTTGCCTTGCCACGGTGCACATAGCGGGCACGTAGAGCCAAGCGATGCCATGATGATAAGATGCTCGCCCCATTCGTCCATGACCTGGCCTTGTGCTTCTGCGGCGCTTCTTGATAGTACTGTTCTAAGCGCCATTTCAGCATATGAAGCAATGTTTACCCTATTGCCATTAGCGTATACGATAGAGTTAATTCCTTTTGCCCTAAACTCAGCAGTAGCGACATCGACAGCGTTAAATAAATCAGCTTGACCGCCAACGTATAGTTGTGCAGCTTGAATGACTGAATTTCTGTAAATGTCCTCTGCCGTTCGTAGCGCTGAATACTGAGCTATTCGAAAGTTGCTGACAATATCGTTTTGTAGTGCCAATATAGCGCCAACATTAGGAGCAAATCCGATAACCGGTTTAATGTTAAGCAGTTCGGTTGACCGTTCGACATAAGCTTGGGATACAGCGGCGTTGGTTTCTTTTTCGACTTTATCGCCATACTTCTTGATTATCTTCTCTGCTTGTTTTTGGTACTCTCTTGACCTTGACAGTTTGGCAGCAGTCCAGTCACCTGTTTCTTGAATAAGCAGTGTGCGCTTTTCCAACTTGATAAGTTCCAGCGTCATGTCGTGGTAGTGCGACGCTATATCAAACGCCGCATAACCGATCTCGTCACGATTCATTTAACCACCACTTTCAAGCCTTTTCGTGCAAACCTGCCTATTGCTTTTTCCATTGCCTTTTTACTTGCGTATTCGTGTTTGGTCATGTCGTATATGCCGTTTTGACCGACTGCGACTATCGCAAACTTACTTGGCAGTGCTTGACCAGCCGTTTGGCAAATCTGATTGAACAGTTGATCGCTCATCTGGTATGTCTTCTGATTGATCGTTACTATCATCTTGCACCTCGTATAGTTTCATAGGGTCTAACATATCGCTTGAATAAGAAGATAAAGCCTTTACTCTTTCCACTTCTTCGGCTTTCCACTCATCGTCTTTGCTGTCGCCCCATAGCTCGTCAACCATTGTTTCAACGCTCATCATTTTCCACTGGATAGCCGGAACAAGCGATGTTATAGTTTCCGTAAATGTTGGGCTTGCATACTCCCCAAACTTGACTGTTATTTCGTCTGTGTTGTGGGTAGTGTTATACATATTATCATACGCCAATAAACAGGAAACAACAAGAGCCGGTAGTGCTTCTGTCAGATGGTCTATAATGCCGGAACGTGTATACATCGTGGCTTTTTCTTTTTCTCGCTGCGCTTCTGCATTGTCCGTTTTCTTCAGGTCAATGCCCAGTGTAGCCGGTGAGATAAGACCTTGCAGACACATGTCAAGAGCGTTTGCAAAGCCGCTTGCGTAACTCTCTGTTCTGAGCGCCGGGGCGTATGTGAATAGTCCAGGCTGTTTTCCGTCCTCGCTCATGGTTGATTTAGTAGCTACAAAGATATCGTCAAACTCTTTAGGTCGCATAATCTCGCCTGACTTCGGATCGCGTTGGAACATGTCCTCAGGAAAGAACTGCTTTACACGTCCTTTTCTGTAATCGTCCCACCACTCACTTACAACTTCGTCCAAAGCGTCAAACGCATCGTTCTTGGAAGATAACAGCGATTCACCTCTGCCCTCGTATAATGTAGATTTATCGAACATTAACGGAATGTCAAGCCTACCGCCTGACCATGTTACAAGCGGTGTTTCTACCTTTATAAGGTCTGTTTCTTTTTCTACCCCATCTTCCAGCCGGTACATTTTTGTTTCTATCTGGCCGTCGGTATAGAACTCTTTGCGAACAAATGTTCCAAAGTCGTTTCTAAACACGTGCGAGAAGATAGTGCCGATGTTCCGCCCACGGTTATACATATACTCGACATAGTCAGCGCCGTAAAACTCGATTATCGGATACTCGCTTACATCAGGGTCAAAGCCAATCTTAAAAGCGCCATCGCCGGTTACAAGAGTTTCACTGACTGATTGTTTTAGCAGTTCCTGGAACTTGTTATCCTCTGCTATTTCTTCCCATAGCTCATTAGCCGATTCGTCAGGGATCTCGAACCCGTCAAAGTCAGACGCTACAATATCGGTGAGCCTTGACACTATCTGCGACGGAATGTCAACGTGAATCTTGCGGATAGGGTTATCTGATATAGTCGCCCAGAATCTTGACCGCCCAACCGGATCAATGAACTTCTTGAAGAATTGGTCTAATTCGTTTGCGTCGCCCCTATACCAAATGCGATTGCGTAGAACCGTCTGATCGTGGGTTAGTGCTTCTTTTATCGTGACCGCACCTTTATCCTGAGCCGGTTCAATTTCAAGCCATGTTTTTATGGCGTTCTTTAGCTGTTTTACAATGCCCATCTTCTCACCTCAATAATAATTGTTTGAACGGCTGTATCGAATACTCGTCGCTATCTAAGCAGTCAACAGGATAAGAGCCATCGTCAACCCTTACCCATTCTTTATCAGCGTATTCGTCACTGTCCCATAGTGCGTTTTCGTATGCCTCGAACCATTTCAACAAATGATTAGCTATTTTCTTCCTGCCCTGATTGATTAGAATGTTTTGCAGATTGATACGGTCTACTATACCGTCCTTCTTGTATGACGGTACTATTTTAATTCCGTAAAAGCCTGACTTGTCTAACGCTGTTCTGAGTGCTTGTCTGAATAGTTTGTCAGCCGATTCAGCAAATATCGTACTGTTTGCTATTTGCGGATAAACAAGCGTCCACGGCTTTAGGAACGCTACAATATCGCTCGCATATGCTGCATGGTCTTTGCCGCTCTCTATGCCCTGTTTGTGGTAGTAGCCGTCTATCATGATCAC